CGTGCCGGGCCCTATGGGGGAGGTCGCGATCTGTTCGAGTTGTCTAGTATGGCATAGGCAAGCAGACCGTGACTATATGGGAGTGCACTAGGCGCTGTTAGCCATTATAGATTGTTGCGCATATAAAGAAACCATAAATAGTTTCTGTAGACCTAGGAATGTTTATGGTGTTTGCATAATTAGAACAGGTGTCTCCATTTTTGGTCAACGTTGGGACATAGCTTGTTCTAGGAACGGACAGAATAGTTTTCAGTGCAAGGTTGCGCGGTAACGTCAAACTTCGCGTTTCACCTGCTTTAAAAGTATAATTGATTATAACCTGCGCACCGTTATAGTACATATAAATTGTGTCATCTTCGTTTGAATACGTTTCATGCGCAAAATTCTTATAATCGCCGTGCAGCAAGGCGCTTGCGACAAATCCGTAACCTAGTTGGTTTGGATGGAGATTATCACTCTTGTAAAATGATACGTCGTTAAACATGTCGGCCAAGTTTACGAAAGTTACATTGTTATTATAAGCAACTTTCTGCATCTGATCGACCGAATAGTAGTAATACGACAGCGAGAGAAAATCGGACGAATAAGGTGCGTCCGCGGCGAATATAATTTCAGCTTTAGGGAATTTGGCCCTGATTTTTTTTAGAGCACGTGCTGTTTCGGTGTTTATTTTTGATTGCGTGCTTGTGTCCTGCTTAATATGCGACACGTCGTTTACGCTGCACACGACCGTCACAAGCTTAACGTCGTTCGGTCGTTCAATTTCGGCAAACGCTTCATCGATCTCTTCATCAACTGTCTTCACGTAACTTTCGAATTTTGTAAAACTCGCCCCGCTCACGGCCTTGTTAATCAGCTTAAGGTTCTTTTGAGCCGATACTATACCGGCGATTTCACCTCCGGCAACCCAGCTGTCCCCGAGACAGAGGTAAATTCCATCGTAAACGTTTTTCTTCAACGCGTCGATTTGAGTCTTATTATCACCAACTGCGTTTTCGACGACCTTGATTTGCGCGTCGGTTTGAGTCTTATTATCAGCAACTGCGTTTTCGACGGCCTTGATTTGCGCGTCGGTTTGAGTCTTATTATCAACAACTGCGTTTTCGACGCCCTTGATTCGCGCGTCGTAAAGTTCCACGACATGCCTTAGGTCTGAAATTTGCTCGTTTGGCTCGGCCCAAAGCCTCCAGAATTCCCCATCAACTAGTTCAGTGCCAGCGGGTATGAAGGGCTTTATTGCGATGTAAGACGCCCCCGCGCCGTTTTGCACCACATCATAATAATGATAGTCGGTCTTTTCGTTCCAGAGCTTCAAGAAGTTAAACGAAACTCTTGGGCCGACGCTCATAAGACCTTGTGGTGGAATCTCTGGAATGATCATTTGACGGTCGGTAACGGTTCCCTGCACGACTGCATTTTCAGTCTGCGCGCCGAAACTTGAAGCATTAGGCATTTTTACCTCCTAGTAGTTGATGCGAACATGGTACGTATTATCACGTTCATCGAAAAACCAGTCGAATTTCAAGTGGTCCCAACCCCGCGGGATCACGAGCGCGTAACGAACAACCCCTGTATCGGGCTCCTGGTAGAACGTTGGGAACACGAATTTCGATTGACGCGCGACGAGCTGCTGTAAATTAGCGTCGATCCATTTCGCGAGACCGTCGATGTACCGGTCGTAATATTGACCGTTCTCGATGGACTCGATGACCTTCTCAATCTCCTCGATTGTCTCGGCGTTCTTGCTGGAAAGCCCAATCGTGTTATTGAGCGGGTCTTTAATAGCGTCGATGATGCAATAGAGGTTCGCGATCAGCTGCTCGGGACTCTTGGCCTCCCAGTACAGTTTGGGGAGCGTCGGGTTCGTCAGCATCCAGGGGTCGAAAAGCGGAAGCGGTGTATACATTCGCTTCACCTCCTTACCAAAGCGGGACGGTCGGTGTGAGTATCGAGGTGAACAGGACGTGCTCGAGCTCATTGAGAATCATAGCATCCACGTCCTGATACTCGCGTGTGAATTGCAGGGCCTTGTCTATCGCACTGCCCTCGTGCATCGTGTCGGCCTCGCGGTCGTTGCCGGTGCTCGCGTAGTCGGAGTTGCCTGAGAGCATCGTCTCGGGGAAGTCCGAGAAGATGTCGCGCGACTTCTCGCGGTCGCGGGACTCCTGGAGGGGGTTCAATCCCTGCTCGACGCGAGCGTATAGCAATTTGTATTTCGGCATGATCTCGTTGAGCTTGCGCAGGTAAGCGCGTTTCCACTTGCTCGGCACCGTAATTGACACCTCGCGGTCGTAGAAGCGGTTTAGGAACTTGGTGCAAAGCCGCGTGTACTGCTCGTCGCTGTATGCGTCGAAATGCCACGAATCGTCCTCGAGTGGCTTGTAGAATCCCAGCTCGTGCCACTCGCCGAGCGTGATCGTCATGTAGTCGTATCGCTCGTCTGTGTTTACTTCGGGAAAATCGAACATATGTTTACCCCCTTTCGAGCATCGTGTCGTAACGGTGCGAGATGTCGTAGTTGCTGGACAGGTTGTCGCGGGACCATACGACGGTGATCGGCGCGCCCAGGCGGTTACCGAAACGTGCGTTGAGCTTGTCGCATGCGTCGCGGCGCGTGTTGAGCGGGGACATGCGTGCGAGCTCGGTCGGCTGCATGGTCGAATTAACCTCGTCCTCGATCATGCGCTCCTCTTTGAACGGCATTGAGTCTATGCCGAGCTCGCGGTATATCGCGTCCCACGTGTTGGCCCATTCCTCTTGTAGCTTGTCCCCGATGTACTCGCGTGCGCGCTGCGGCATGGTCGCGGTCGTCTGGATGTCCTGGAAGTTGTCATAGGCCAGTACGTACGGCTCGCCGTTCGCGATTGCCTTGTAGAAGTTCTGCACGTCGTAGGTTCTATCTTGAGGTGCGGTGATGGCGAACGGCATGCGCATATGGAAACGGTTGATCTGTTTCGTACGCATAATGTCGGTCAGCTCGCGCGCCCAGATGTTAATCTTCACGAGCAGGGGGTAGCGTGTGCGATTCTCCCAGATCCAGACGCCTCGGTCCCAGTTGCACATGAAATTCGTCTTGCCGGTGATGCCCATCGCGCGCCATGCGCGCGGCTCGTTGTACATGTTCGGGGCGCCCTGCTGGACGGCCCGCAGCGATAGAAGCGTATCGCTCGAGTTGGGAAACGCGAGCGTGGCAGCGCCCTCGGTGAGCAGCGTCCACTCCAGAAAGCACTCGTTGCAGGTTTCCGGCAGGTTTAGCCAGCGGAAGCGCGATAGCGCGAGCTCGATCAGGTCGTTTTGGAACATGTTGAATAGCTGCTGATTGTAGGCCTCGGTCTGCCAATACGTCGGCTGCGCCCCGGGCCTGTACTTGCGGCGCTGCTTGTAGCCCCTGCGCCCCTTGCTCATGCGCCCACCTCCTTATAGATCGTCGGCGTGTCGATTGCCGTCTTGAACGATGCGAGCACCTCCGCGCTGGATTTGGACTGAGCGTCCATGAGCCCTTTCATGATCGCTTGGTGTGTCTCCATGTCCTTGCTGATGGTCGCGTGGATTTTGGCGCGCTCGACCTTGTAGTCGATGATCGCGTTGATCTCCTCGTCGGTCATGCCCTGATAGGTCTCGGCCTTGAGAAGTGCGTTGAGGTCGATGTCTGCCATGGCCCCTCCTTTACAGGTTGTCGTAGATGCTGACGCGACCTATTTCCTCCGGGTTGCTCCAGACGGTCACGCCCCTGATAAGTATATCCTTGATCACGCCCTGTGCGGACTCGAGCGCGTTGCCGTTGCCGCTGCACCACACCTCGGAACACTTCCAATACGTGAAGTGGCGCATGACCTGCATGCGCTCCATGCTGAACTCGCGCATGAGCGCGTAACCGTAGCGGGCGAATGCCGAGGCCGCGTTCATGATGTCGCATTCGCGCTGCGTGACGACCTGGGCGAACAGGGCGCGGGGCGCGGTCGCGCTCGACTGCCCGTTAGCACTTGCTCCGAACTGCGCGGGGGCCGCGACGCCCGCCTGGTTGAGTCCGGCCGAGATCGCGTCTATAGCGGTCGCGTAGGCGCGGTTCGCGTTCGCGTCCCCGGTGGCCTTGGTGTTGCCCGCGTTGGTGCGCATGACGCCCGCGTTGTTGTTCGCTACCTTGGTGCTCGCCTCGTTGCGGAGCGTGGTCGCGGTGGTGGTCGCATTATTCTGGATTCCCCATGTTTTGGCTGTGAATGCGGCCGCATTCCCAGTTTTTCTGAGTGCGTTCGTCTGGGCCAATCCCGCAGCCAGTGAATTGCTCGTCTGCGAGATCGCCGCAGCGGCGTTAGCGGTGGGGATTGATACCGCGAGGTCGGATACTCCCCCGATCGCGGCGCTCTTGGCGTCCGCTCTTCCTCCGGTGATGCCACCGGTTACGACCGATCCCAACGTGCTCGCAATTGCGGCCGCGTTGTTGTTTGCAGTCGTGATCGAGATGACTTCGTTTTCCAGCCCCTTCATTGCGGTAGAGGTGTCATTATCCGCATCGCAGTCACTTGCAAGCTTTTGGTTAGATGCTGCGGCCCCGGTCAACGCCCAGTCATTCGCGTTCTTCGTGACTGCGGTGTTTGCCCCGGTGTTTACGGCGTTGTTATCGGTCACGTTCTTCGCCGAGTTGCCGACGTTCGTGTAGGCGGTCGCGTTGGACGCGAGCGACGACGCGAGCGCGTTGTCGGCCGCGAGCCTCGCGTGCGCGCGGCTGTATACGGTCGTGTACGCGGCCCGGCTCGCGGCGCTCTGGGAGACCTGCATCACGGGGAGGTTCCAGCTCTTGAGGTACTCCCCCCACGCTCCGCCGTAGCTGTACGTGCGGCCCTCGATTGTCTGGAACGTCAGGCTATCGGTGGCGCCGGCGATACCGAGCAGGCGCGCGTCGATTGAGATATACGGCATGACGAGGTTCACGGCGCTCGCGAGCTGGATGCCGTCCGCGCCGAGGTCCTCGATTCTCACCGTGGAGGTCTGCCCGCGCTCGTCACCTATGCGGATCGCGGCATAAGGGTACGTATAGAGTTTCGCGAAACCTGCGGCCTGCGCTGGGTATCCGAAATCCGCCACGCCCGGCTGCATGAACGTCTCGATTTTCTGGACCGCATCCAGCACGGTAATTGAAACATTCCAAAGCTCGAACGGCGCGGACTGCGTGAGCAGGTCGGACGGCGCGAAGAACACGCCGAGCACGGTCGGTTTCATCCAGGGCGCGTTGGTCTCGAGCGCGCGCAGGAACGTCTGGAGGTCTCCCACTGCGACGGAATACACGCGCGGCGCGAGCATGCCGGATGTGCTGGGCTCCGATATAGCCGGGACTTTAGGGGCGGAAGCGGTACCGAAATCGCCCTGGAGGTCGGCGTATGTCGCAATGCAGGCGCGCTGCGTCTCGGCGCTGTAGTTCTTGACGGCGCGCGCGGTCTCGACATACGGCTCTCCCCCGGTGTTGACGTCATCGGAGAGCAGATACGCGCTGTTGTCTCGGGGGTTCGCGAGGTAGTCGGCAACGCTCGACGCGGCCACCGGCGCATGGCCGCGCTCCAGCAGCACGTAGTCGAATTTCATCTCGTTGATATAGGTCGTCCATACGTCGAGCGTGAGGATCAGGCGCGTCGAGTTTGGCGATAGCTGCTGCGCGTCCTGGATGAAATAGAAGTACCGGCGCTTTCGATCGCCTGCGGCATACGCGAGCGGCTGCGCGTCGCTCGTCATGCGAGGCAGGTCCACGACGAGGTAGTTGTACCCTTGGGCCGAGGTCACCGGTACCGGAACCTTGGACGCTCCGTCCGGCTTGACGTTGAACATGGTATCGAGGTTGACGACCTCGCCATCGAGCGCGTCGAACCACGTATCGCGCGCGGCGTCGTCGTCGAACTTGACGACGTTGTCGTAGTCTCCGCACCACGGGACGTTGCACATCTTGAGCCGGGCGGTCGGCTTGAATCGTGAGTAGTCGAGCGTGTTGTCGTACCTGTAGACGTCCACGTTGTCGAGGTTCGGGAAATCGCCCATATGTCCTCCTTAATAAAATGCGCCCCCGCTCACGCATGAGCGGGGGCGCGGCGCCTTGCACTATAGATTATAGGCTAGGAGATCGTGATGTCCACGGTCTTCGTATGGGTCGCGGTTGCTCCGGAGGGATTGACGTAGGACGTCGTACCGGTCACGTGGAGAACGTTACCGGCCTTCAGGTCGGACTTCTGGACGTGGAGCACGCCCAGGCGGTCGACGCGCGTCGCGGAGTTGAGCGCGATCGGCTCGCCGTCGGATACGGCGGTCTCGGCGCTCACGCTCCAGGTCACGGCGTTGGGCTCGACGGTCACGCCGAGGTCGTTGTCAGTGATGGCGCCGACGAGCTTCACGGTCATCTGCGTGGTATCGCCCGGCTTGAGCTGCTTGGAGGCCGCAGTGATGTCGACGCCGGTCACGGTCTGGGTGAGCGTGGGGATGTCGGTCGCGGTGTCCGTGGTGAACAGGATCGCGGGCACGAACGGGGAGACCGACACGACCTCCCAGTGGTGGAGGTAGTAGTTAGTGGAGAGCGTCGAGGGGTTGTAGAAGCTCTCGTTTGCGTATACGAAATCCTCGCACACGAAAAAGGCGTCGGTGGTGAGTAGCGCGAATGCGTTGGGTACGGGGATGTCGGGGACGACGACGGTGCGGTACTTGATGCCGGCCTTGTCGAGGTTGAAGATGCCCGCGAGCGTGTCGACGTCGATAGATGCCATCGCGTCGGCGGTGATGAACAGCACGAGCTCCTCGGGGGCGGCGAACACGGGAATACCGTACTCCGCCGACACCGGTGAGTAGAGGGCGGTCGGGAACTTGAGCTTGCTCGCGTAGGCGCGTACGGCCTTGAGGAACTCCTTACCGGTGGCCTCATCGGTCGGCTCGGCGCTTACGTGGTGCTTGAAGAAACCCCAGTTCCGTTCGTAATAGGACATCTGCGCCATCATGCACAGGTACTCGTCGTAGTTGTCGGAGTTGCGCGGAACGGTGAGTACGGCGTCGATAAGGCGGTTTAGGCCGAACTCGTCGAGGAATGCCTGGCGCAGGTCCGGGTATTCGAGCGTGATGTCGTAACGGTCCTCGCGGTTGACTGTGTGGTACCACACGGCGGCCTCGGGGCGGCTGATCTTCTCGAGCGCCGAATCCTCGACATTATACGTGTGCGCCTTGATCCACTTGAGCGCAGACTCCTGGATGGACGAACCGTAACGCATGGCAGCGCCCTTGAAGACGAGCAGGGGGTTCTCCCATTCCTTGTTGTGGATGATCTGGTCACCGACTCGGTTGATGTACGCGTCGATGAACTCGTTCAGATAGCGGCCGTTGTTCGGCTTGAATAGGAACTTGCTCGTCGCGTCGATGCCCGAGATGGTCGGGTCTGGCACGCGCTGCTGGAAATCGTTGGTCGCGGACAGGTACACGCGGCCCGCGATCGTCGTATTGTCAGTTGCCATCTATTAACCTCCTTAAAGGTCCAAATCCATGTCGTCGTAGTCGGGAATGATGTCGGCTTCGTCGGTTACGACATCGGCGTCTCCGTCGCCGTCGACATCCGCCACGTCGGCGCCGTTGTCGATGTCGATCGCGGCAGCGGTCGTGCGCATCGCCTCGAGCGTCTCGGCGATGGCGCCGAGCGCGCTCTCGATGCGCTCCAGGCGGTCGCGCAGGTCGTCGAACTCGCCGATGCGGTGCGCCTCCTCGCCGGACGTGCCGGTCTCGTCCTCGATCTCCTGCTCTTCCGGGGTCAGGTCGTCGGCCTCGGTCTCGGGCTTCTCGTCCTCGTCCATGTCAGCTCCTTTCTATAGTTACAAATAAGGTCGCGATGCGAACAGGCTTTCGCCTGCGCATCGCGACCATTATATAACGCCTTTGCGAAACTTTGCGCGTGCGGCTGAAACACGCCGCCGAGCGTGCGGGGTTCGGGCACCGACCGAACGGTGTGACTGTCCCGAATCGTCCCTACTCGCCGCTTTCCGCGCGAGTCGTCGCGGGCGTCGCGGTCATTTTACGCCATAGAGCGCCATCGCGTCCAGGAATCCCTCGCGCACCTTCACCGAGTCGAAGAGCACGCTGCCCTCGTAGTACATCTGGACGATGACGCGCAGGGTCTTGACGGCGCGCTGCGCGGCGATGCGGTTCGGCGTGTTGTCGCGCCTCGTGAGCGCGAATACCGGCTCTGCGTTCTTCGGTATCTTCCCGGTCACGTAGTAGTAGCCCTCGCTCATATCGATCCAGATGCCGTACTCATCTCCCATGTGTGCGCATCCCATTACGTATTTTGCGCGGGCGGGCTTCTTGGAGATGTACCTGTTGTCCTCGGCGAAATCGTTGGCGTAGGTGGCTTTCGTGTATCCGGTCACCTGACCCATACGCCCCGCGAGCGTGTTGTCCATGCGGTAACGGTCGTGCTCGTCCGGCTCGACATAATGGAGCAGGACCATCTTGTCGAGGTACCAGGTATAGCCGAATCTCGGCACCCCCTTTACGCCGATCGCGGCGAAATAGGGGTTCAGCAGGTCCACGGCGTTTCCGAGCAGGAATACGTGCGGCTTGATGCGGTGCCCGTCGTAAGGGTCCTCGCGGACGCACGAGTCGATGATACGCGCGAGCATGTTCCACTCGTTGCGCTTGTATGTGTGGCTCGCGTCGATATTCTCGATAATCGCCTCGTCGAAGATGACGTTCTTTACGTCGGTGAACGTCCTCTTCTTGGTGCCCTGCATCTCGGCGTAGCCGACGACGTAGCCGCACACCTTCCACGGCGTGCCCTTCTCGGCGTCTGCGGGGCGGTACTTGAACTCGTTGTTCTCACATTTGAAATCGTATCTTCCGAACTCATCATCGGTCGCGACGAGCTTGTCGAAATATCCCTTCTTCACGCTGTCGCGCTCGTCGAGCGTGCGGCACACCTCGACGAAACGCTCTCCGCGCTTGATCGCCGCGTTGAGCGCGTAGGCGCGCAGACCGTACGTCTTGCCCTTGTTGGGCGCGCCTACGACCATCGTGATATCCGCGTTGTAGCTGAGCGTCTTCTCCCAGTTGTAGTGGATGCCGTCGTTCAGGTTTACCATTCCGCACCCCCCAACGGCCTCCATTTGGCATTTGCGACGCGCTTGTCCCTTATCGCGGGAGAGTAGAAGTAATCAAGCGGCTTCCCGTTGCATTTGCACCTGAAAGCCACCATGGGATAACTGTGCGGTGTCTTCACGATGACCGGTATATCGCACGGCGGCTGATCCGCAGTTACTTCCCGCCACTCAAACGTGTTGCAGTACCCGTGAACCTTCTTTATGTCCATTCGACCTCATTCCCTTCGTCGTCGATGTAAGTGTAGCTCGCATGCTCGCCGTCGTAGTCGATGACGCGCTCGGTCGTGTCCACGACGCGCCCGTACCGCTCGCGCATATATGCGACGGTGCGCGCGTTGCCGCCCTTCTCCGAATCGCCGAGCACGCGGTCTGATGCGTAGAGCGCTATCGACTCGTGCGTCCTCACGTGCGAGGTCTCGCCTAGATAGTCGGTCACGTCCATGTCCAGCACGTCGGCGGCAGCGGGCCGGTAGTGCTCGAGCGCATGGCACACGGCCTGCGACACGCGCACGCCCCACCCCAGCACGCGCGGCGCGACCTCGGCGAAACCGTGCCCGACGCTCATGTCGTCGATCCAGTTCTCGATATGGTACATACCAGTCGGGCGCGACAGGCCCGCGCACGTGATGTGCGCGTGCTCGCCGTCCCAGCTAACGCGCGCCTTGTTCCAGGCGTCCATATGGAGCGGGTACGCCTCGCCCTCTACCTCGAACGTCCCGACGCCCGCGAGCGTCGAGGCGTAGCCTGGGAAGTTGGCGCGGATGCGGCCCATGCACGAGTCGATGGAGGCGGTCACGGCCTCGTGGAACGGCGCGAGCGCGCCCATGAGGTCGTCCGCAGTGACGCCCGTATCGCACGAGATCTTCAACGAGTCGGTATCTCCGCCCAGCACGCGCACGCGCTCGCCGAGCGCGCGATATATGAGCTCGATCGCGGCCACGATCGCCATACGCGATCCGCCCACGATACGGAGGCCGTACGGATAGAGCACGAGTTTGCTCTTAGCGTCCTCGTAATGTTCCTCGTACGTCTCGCGCGAAACGATGGTCGAGCGGTCGACCGATATCTCGCCGTCCTCGACCTTGTAGCCGGGCTTGAACACGTCTTGCGCCTCCATGCCGTAAATCGAGTTGAACATGCCCTTGACGGTCGAGTTATAGTACGCCTCGAGGTCGGCGCGCTCCATCTCGCCGGAACGGATGCGCGCGGCTATTCCATCGGGAATCGTCTCGGGAATGTCCAGCTCATACGGCGTGCCGGTGGCGTATGTCTTCAGGATCTCCTTGCACGCGGCCTTGCGCGCATAGAAGAGGTTCGACAGCAGGGTCACATAGTCTGGTGGCTTTACGAAACTCATAGTGCCCTCCCCCAAAATCACCTCCATCGAATCCCAGGCATATACCCGGCTCATGCACCACAGCTCCAGCTCGGACACGTTGACGATAGCGGACTCCGCGGATACCAGCTTGCCGAATGCGAAGCGCCCATTGTATGCGGTATCGACGTATCCGGCGCTGCGCACTGCGGTAACGCCGTCGCGGTCGGCCTGCCCTCCCCAGTCACCCAGCTGGCCCTTGGCCTTGAATTTCGCCTCGGACAGTAGCGCGATGTCCCAGCACTCGAATGCGCTCCCCTCGCGCAAACGCATGTTCGTAAACCTGATCTGGGCGTGGAAGGCGCACCCGAACGGCTCCTCCCAGTGGCGCATCGCCGCGTCGAGGTCGGTCGAACACACGTTCTCGGCCATCGCCTGAAGCACGTGGGGCAGCAGGCCGCGAAAATGGACCGGGCACATGTGCCCGTTGATGTATGCGTGGTGTGCCGAGGTCTCGTCGATTGAGAATACGTTCGACTGCACGATGCCTGAATAGCGCGCCGAGGTTAGCGTTAAACCGCCTCTGAAACAGGCCTTGCGTAGCGCGTACTGCGCATAGGTCGGCGCGAGTTCCTCGGCGCACATGCGCTCGAAAGCGGCCTGCACCGAAATCGGCCTGCCCTTCGCCCTGGGGATTCGAAGACGTCCAGTCTCCCTTTTACCCGCCTGGCGCACGAGCGACGTCTTGGTCAGCACGCGCACGCCGAGCCACTCGGGGCGCAGCCACTCGTTGGACTCGAGCAGGTAGCGAAGATATGCGGGGATGACCTCGGTGTCGCGGCCTGCGTAGAAAAGCTCCTCTTGCGTGAGCGGGGTCTCGGGCGTTCGGATCTTTGAGTAGTCCCAATCCCCCTCGGCCTTGGGGAGTCCTGCGGCCTCGCCCATCTTGGCAAGGCCGCGCATCTCGAGGTAGAAGGTATCCCAGAAACGGAGCTTGACCGCCCCGTTGCGTACGATGTCCACGGTATAGGCGCTCGTCGCGCTCTGCGCGGACACCTCCATATCCCATCGCGCGTTTAGGTCGTGCATGAGCGGTTGCAGGTCGAACATGAGGTTGTAGGCGCAGACGACCGGGATAAGGTTTTCGCGCTCGCCCCATGCGATATACTCGTCGATACAATCTTGCATCTCGCCCTCGTGGCGATAGAAGTCGATATGACCCGCACCGGGCTCATAGGTGCGCAGGTCGCATCCGCGCAGGTCGTTCACGATAAACAGCACAGGATAGGCGCGCCACGTGTTCTCCGCGCGGTCGGTGCATATGTTGCACGTCTCGGTGTCGTAGCTCGCCGCTACCCGAAACTCCGACCTTTTCGACTTGAATCCCATCCCCGCACCTTTTTTCCTACCCGAACATTACGATTTTCGATGCCCATACCGCAGAGCCGGTCAGCTCCGCGTCGAAATCCACCTCTCCGTAGAAGGCCTCGTTCTCTGAGGTCAGCCCTTCCACGAGCGACGTCTGCGCGCCGGACGATATCAGGCTGTCGAGCGCCTTCCCGTTGGCCCCGATGACGCGGTCGTAGGCCTCGGAGAGCGACGTCACGCCCAGCCCCTCCATGATCAGCCTGTTGCGCTCCTTGGGATCCTTCCCGCGCCAGAAACGGCGCGTCGCGGCGTAGAAGACCGACACGGACTCCTTTCCGCTGTCTCCGAGCGTGCTCGGCGCGCCCGAGCGCGCCAGGTTTAGTTGCCTCTGGAATATGAGGTTAGACCTCGCGGCGCGCGATTTCGCCTTGCGCGGCGCGGTCGTCATGCGGTCCAGGCGCTCCGCTGCCCTCTTGGTGTGCGTCTGTGCCTCGGCCACCTGATGCACCTGTCTCGTCCCCTGGTAGGACTGCGCGATCTGCTCGCGCACGCTCGCGATATAGTCGGCGCGCGCGCGTTTCTGCAACGTGCTCATGCCGCTCACGTCCTCGCGCTCCAGGCGCGCCAGCAGTCGCTTGGCGCGTCGTCGCGCGTTGTATACCTCGTCCGATGTCCTTTTCGCACGTGCCATAGGGGCAGACCTCCAAAATAAAAAAGCGGTGCGGCCTGGACCGCACCGCCTGATGTTAAAGCAACGGGAGCTGAGGGTTAAGTCTTGACTAGACGAGTACGAGCGTCTTGCGGGTGTTGCCGTTGGGGAGCTTGGAGGAAACGAGTTTCATCGGGACGATCTCGCCCTCCTCGAACAGGCCAGCGGCCATGAAGTTGTCCGCTGCGTTGCGCACGCCCTCTGACTGGGAGAAATATGCGGTGCCGTCCTCGCAGACGAGCGTGGTGTTGGTGCAGGGCATATCGACGCCGTTCTTGTCGCGCGCGCGGCGGATGCCGGGCTTGGCGAACACGCCGATGACGTTGAGGGTCTCACCCTCGTGATCGGACAGGGACTCGGCGTTGTTCATCGCATTGACGACGAGCTTCTTGGTCGCGGTGTCGGTGGCCTTGATGCTGGAGTAGCTTGCGGGAGTGTAGAGGTCGGTGCAGGTGCCCATAGGTGCGAGCTGAGTGTTTTCGTTAGTCATAGTTGGGTTTCCTTCCATTTGCGTAATTGACTGCGACTTTCAGAAATAGACTTATCGGGATTGAATAGTAGTCTGATTCGACTTCGACCTTAGTAATTGAGATAAACGGATCGTCAAATCGTCTGCGAAGCGTGTTAGTGGCCTTTACCGGATCGTCGTAACTGCCAATAAGGTCATACTCGAAATCGACCAACTTACCGTCATCGAAAGTACTTCCAATGCAGTGACAGATACGAATCGTTCGACCTATAAGGCCGCGCGCTGCTTTATCGCTTCTCATATAAATGCACCCCCTTCCCATTGCTGTCATGGACATTATAGAAAGGGGGCGCTTTGCGTGTCAATGGTTATTCTAATAAAATTTCAGTTATCGACGCGTGCCGTCCGAGACATAGCATTGCAGACGGTCGAGCGCGTAACCGTACATGCCTGCATAGTCGTCTCCGCCGTAAGTCGTGCCGTCGTCGCACACCTCGTCCCAGTATCCGACGTGCGCGGCGTCCTGGGACCGATAGTAGACCTGCTTATAGTCACCGTCGGGCGTGATGTAGTACATCTGCACACCGTCGATGGTCTGCCCCCAGATGCCTGCCATGCCGTTTACGGAATCGTTGTAATTCGCGGTCTGAACCCAGTCGAGCCACCCGCTCTCCTTGGTGTGGACGCGATAGCGAAGCGTTCCGCTGTCAACCCATGCAATGAGCATGTCGTGGGAGCCGTAGGGCACACCCGCGAAGCCCTCGGAGTTACTGTCGTTGAAGTTGGTCACAGCGTCATTCCACGAACCGTAGCGGTTGTGGAGGGCGTAATGGACGTTCACACTCTTACCGGTTGACTTGGGAAAGGTCGCTCGAGTCGCAGAGGTTGCGGGCTGATACGTGCCCCCGTTGCCGTCTGTGGGCGCGATCGGCGCTACGTATCCGCTGCCGAGATATGCGGCAACGGCCTGCTTGAACTCGAGCCACGTCTTTCCGTATGCGCGGAAATAACCGTTCGGGTCGGTATGGTCGGAACCGCCCCAGCGCTGAGCCGCTTCGTAGTGGGACAGAAGGCGCGACGTATCCCAACCGTGGGCGCGCAGCTCGTCCCCGGTCCACTTGACGGCCTCGCCCCACTGTTTAGCGAAATCGGCTGCATTGGTTGCGTGCGCGAGCTCGATTCCGATCGTGTACCCGTTGCCGTTGCCCACGTGCAGGCAAAGGCGGTTCTCGGGCACCGTGTTATACACAGTCGAGCCGTCGAGCTCCATCACGTGGTGTACGGCGTAGGTGTCATCACGCGACCAAAGCAGCGTATGGTTGTAAGCGCTGGCGCCGGGATTCGCCGTCTCATGGATGACGAGATAGCTCGCATTGAGGTAACCGTGCCCGTTGGATACGTACCTGTCGACGCTCTGGTATGCCTCGGCACCGGTAGGCACCGAAAATGCGATCGCGAGCGCGAAGAAAAACGCGGCGAGAGCCGCGCCTTTCTTCCGCTCGATGCGGTTTGGTTTCATGTTGCTAGACCTCCTTGTTGCCGTTGAGATTGTCGAGCTTCTCGGAGAGCTTAGCCATGATAAGGCTGTTCTCCTCAATGGTCTTGCGAAGCTCCTCGATAGTCTTCGTGTTGCTGTAATACATCATCACGAATGCCGCGATAGGGAATGCCACGTTGCTCACCAGCTCCATAACTACATTGACGTCCATTTTCGTTGCCTCCTTTCCGGCAGAAAAAAAGGGACCCGGTCCTTTGCCGAGTCCCGTAAGCCTAACGGTATTGTATATGCTATTCGCGGCTTCCAACTACCTTCCTTCTCGCAATAAGAAGCGCGGGCAACTCACGATTTAAGAAGTTCTCGTTAACTCCAGCTGAGCGCGCTTTATCATAAGTCTTAGACATTTCAATCACGCCCAATAATTAAAATTGAGGCCGTAAACATTCATACGGCGCCTCTGTTCCCTCAATATCTTCTCGAGCGCCTGCCTTGCCCGCGCGAGCTCCTGTCTCGAACTTAACTTCGCATTAAAAAACGAACCACAGTAGACCATAAGGCATGCTCGCGAAATCGAGAGGTCCTCGTCGGTCATGACGCGCAGCTTTGATTGCTCCATATGGAGCAAAGCGTCGATGCCTTGGTAATGCGACAACACGCTAGTCATTTCGAGGTCGCAGCGTATCTGCTTCTCCCGCTCCTTGCAAAGGATATATATCCTTTGGAGCGCTTTCGCATATGCCTCTGTCCTGCCTTTATTCAACAGGTCGAGCGCAACGTCCCACTGAGCCATCAACGGAGTCTCATACCATTTCATTATTTCCACCCATTCTTTTCACCCTGGATGACGGTCGTGATTATGACCGGATCCTTGGGAGTGTTCGTCTTACTCACGATGACCAGGGGCGCATACTCGCGACGTGCCCCGCTGTAGAACTTCACCGTCGAGCCTAGCGCTCGATGCGGTCGCAGCGCGAGCATGAGCTTTGCGGGATCGTAGTCGGGAATCATGTTTGCGAACTCGCGATTGTCGGGCCGATACTTGAGCAGGCCGTCCAACACGTCGGTACGGTCGATATATGCGAGGCTATGACCGTGAAGCGCGCGGAAGACCATACCCGATTGAAAAAGACCCTCGACACGGTGCAGGACGTAGCTGTTCGTCGCGTAGACGACTCGATTGTGCACGCACACACTGTCGTATGGTGCATGCGTGCCAGGCTTGCACGTGGTCGCGCACAGTGCCCTCCACAGGGACTCGATTTCAGACTTGTTCATGACGTTCCTTTCCTTCGTCTGTTGGAACTTGGTTATTATTTTAGTGACTGTTGTTATAATTGCAAGTTGTTTTTTGTAACAGTTAGTGCTATTATATTTCTTGTAAGGCAGGGAGACAGAAAGGGAGTTAGTTATGTCTCGCATGTTATATACAGTCACAAGCCGCGATACCATCTTTAATGGAGAAAATGATTTCGAGAACATGCGCGAAGATCCGCTCTGCTGGTACGAAAGTGACAATCACAAAGAGTCGATCGAAGCCGCGCGCAAATACTCGGATGCCGACACGATTCATGTATGGAGAGCCGGAATCATGCGCAACGTATACCAGTGGAGCGCGATCGAGATTGAGAACGACGAAATTATCGGTTGCGAGGTTAAGATCTTCGACCCGCTCGACAGATTCAAGAAAATTAAAACATTTACGGAAAGCGCACGTACTTGCAAATGCGATTTAATCTCGTATCTCGTCGGAACGCGCGAGCTGATCGGGAAGTTTATGCGCGGAAATCACGGTTGTTACCTTTACAGGTACGAGGACACTGTGTTCGGAGATTTCACAGCATACGAGGATGACAAAGGCCTTTGGCTACCCGAAAACTTTTGCGACTATGGTATCTTAAAGCCAGATGAACTGATGCTCGCGATGGACGAAGGTGTCACGTTTTGGCAGGACTGGCAGACCGACGACCCCGAGGCGCGTTTGATCTATAAGATCTTCCAGAACAATTAAGGAGTATTTCAGATGACCGATTTCAAGCAGTTCAACGTCTGGTATTACGACTTCACCTACAACGGCAAGCGCGTGAAGACTTGCACCAGGATTGAGGACGCGCTCGCATTCGCTCGCATGCTCGTACGCGATCGCGAGGAATTGCACGTTAGATTTTTGAGCTTGGAAAGTTTATACTGATTCTAGTGTACTCCCTGACCACAGTGCACTCCCATATAGTCACGGTCTGCTTGCCTATGCCATACTAGACAACTCGAACAGATCGCGACCTCCCCCATAGGGCCCGGCACG